GTAATGAAAGCAATAAATAAAAAGAAGAGTGTATAATGGGTGTAATTGAAAATGATTTAAATCCAAGTGTTTATATAGGGCTCAAATTACCATTGGAACACGGTAACCAAGGATTTTTTGGTAGAACGCAGAAAGCTATTGAGCAAACTAAATATAATATTAAAAATCTTTTATTAACTAAAAAAGGTGAAAGATTAGGAAATCCCACATTTGGATCAGATTTGGAAAAAGTTATTTTTGAACAAGAAGGAGATGATTTAGAAAATAGAATAGAAGAGACTATAAGATCATCTGTAAGTGAATGGCTACCTTTTGTTGGGATAGAATCCATTGAAACTAATTTTTCTGCAAATAATAGAAACGCAATTAATGTATCTATCCATTTTTCATTAGATATAGATAGCACTCAAGTAGAAAAATTATCTATGGATTTTAAAAGTCAAGAACCAAAAGAATACTTATTTGGCAGTACAATAAAGTAATTATCGGAGATAAATAATGCCATACACAGCACCAAAACAATCAGTAAAAGAAGTTAGATATTTAAATAAAGATTTTACATCCTTTAAAAGTAATTTAATTGAATTTGCTAAAGTATATTTTCCTAATGAGTATAATGATTTTAATGAATCTTCTCCTGGTATGATTTTTATTGAAATGGCAGCATATGTGGGTGATGTATTATCTTATTATATAGATAACCAATTTAAAGAAAGTCTTTTAGCATTTGCTGAAGAAAAGAAAACCGTTTATAATATGGTTCAGTCTTTAGGGTATACACCAAAATTATCTACGCCTGCTACGACAGGATTAGATGTTTTTCAAACTGTACCGGCTATAGGTGCCGGCGAAGGTGATGATTATTCTACTAAAGCAGATTTAACTTATGCTCTAGCAGTAAAATCTGGAATGGAAATAGTTTCAGATACTGGCATAAAATTTATTACACAAGAAGATTGTAATTTTAGTTTTTCAAGTTCTTATGATCCAATGGAGATAACTGTTTATGAGAGTAGTGATAATGTTCCTGTAACTTATCTTTTAAAAAAATCTGTTAAAGTTTCTAGTGGGGAAATTGCTACAGAATATTTTACTTTTAATACTGCTGAAAAGTATAGTAGAATTGCATTAGCTAATAAAAATGTAACAGAAATAACTAAAGTAACAGATAGTGATGGAAATAATTGGTATGAAGTTCCTTTCTTAGCTCAGGACACAGTATATACTGATATGACAAATATAGCAAAAAATGACGATGAATTATATACATATAGTGATCAAGCTCCATATTTACTTAAATTACTTAAAACTGCTCGTAGATTTACAACTTTTATTAGAGAAGATGGTAAAACTGAATTACGATTTGGTGCTGGAACATCAGATAGTCCTGATGAGGAAATAATTCCTAATCCAGTCGAAGTTGGTTCTTCTCTTCCTGGTTCTCCATCTAAATTGGGCATAGCATTTGATCCTTCAAATTTTTTAAAAACTAAAGCATATGGACAAGCACCTTCAAAGACTCAATTAACTATTACATATAGATATGGTGGTGGAGTTAATCATAATGTTAGATCAAACAGTTTAAGAAATATTAATTCGATAGAAATTTCCTTAGATGAGTCTGGACTTACAACGAGCTTAGTAAACCAAACAAAGGCATCTGTAGCAGTAAATAATGTTATTCCAGGTTCTGGTGGAAAGGATGCTGAAAGTATTATAGAAGTAAAAAATAATGCTTTAGCATATTTTCAAGCTCAACAGAGAGCTGTAACTAAAGAAGATTATATTACAAGAGTCTATGCATTGCCACCTAAATATGGTAATATTGCTAAATGTTATATCGTACAAGATACACAGTTAGATAGTCAATCAGGAGCTAATTCTGATTCTAGAATTATAAATCCATTAGCATTGAATTTATATACATTGGGATTTGATGCTGGAAAGAAATTGACTACTGTAAATAAGGCTGTAAAAGAAAATATACAAACTTATTTAACTCAATTTAGAATGGTAACTGATGCAGTTAATATTAAAGATGCGTTTGTTATTAATGTTGGAATTAAATTTAATTTACTTACAAAAGTTGGTTATAATAAAGAAGAGGTTATTTTACAAGCAATACAAAAAATTAAAGATTTTTTTAATGTAGATAAATGGCAAATAGGACAACCAATTATTTTAGCAGACTTAGCTTATCAGATATCTCTTGTAGATGGGGTTTCAGCAGTTATACCACCTGAAGAAGATAATGTTGCTGGTCATCCTGTTTTAGTAACCAATAAATTTCAAGAATCAAGTGGTTATTCGGGAAATGTTTATGATATTAAAGGGGCTACAAAAGATGGAATTGTTTATCCATCTTTAGATCCAAGTATATTTGAATTAAAGTATCCATCAATAGACGTTGAAGGTCGAGTTATTGGTGATTCAGCAGGAGGTAACTAATGCATTATTTTATTTTTCCAGACGCAGACACAACTATGTACCAAGCCTCATCTAGTAGAAATACTGGACTTGACGAAATATTACAAATAGATAAAAGTATGAATGCTTCAGGAGGAAATGTTAGAGTTTCTCGTATTTTAATGAAATTTGACTTAGCTTATATTTCTCAATCAATGCACAGAGGAACTATTGCACGAGATGCAAAATTTTATTTAAATATGTATGATGCAAATCCGGTTAATATAAACTATAGTCAATCACTTTATGCCTACCCAGTTAGTCAAAGTTGGGTAGTTGGTCAAGGATTTTTAGGTGATAGCCCAGCCACACAAGAAGGAGCAAGTTGGGCTTATAGAGACGGTCTTACCGCAAAAAATCATTGGGTTAGTGGTTCTGAGACCGGCGGTACTTGGTATACATCCTCCTATAGTTCACAATCTTTTGCATATGGTACTACAGATATGAGAATGGATGTTACTCCAATTGTATCTAAATGGATGGATAAAACATATGAAAATGAAGGATTTATTATAAAAAGAAGTGGAAGTTTATCGAATACAGATACAAGTACTGATGAAGGTAGCACTGATAGATTAGGAAATTTTAAATTTTTCTCTAGTAATACTCATACAATTTATCCGCCAAAGTTAGAAGTAGAATGGTATGATACAGTATGGAATACTGGTTCACTTAGTGCGCTTTCTTCCACACAATTAGAAGATATGGTTTTTTATATGAAAGCGTTAAGACCTGAATATAAAGAAAAATCTAAAACAAAATTTAGAGTTGTTGGAAGAGAAAGATATCCAACAAAATCATATTCGAATACTGCTTCAGAATATCTTACAGCAAAATATTTACCGAGTGGAAGTAAAGCAAATATTGGTAAAGATGGAGCTTACTATTCTATATTGGATACCCAGACAGAAGATGTTATTGTTCCTTATGGAACAGGTTCTTTAATCAGTTGTGATTCTACTGGCAACTATTTTAATTTTTGGATGAATGGGCTGCAGTCAGAAAGATATTATAAATTTGAATTTAAAGTTGTAAGTGGTAGTAATACTTCAGAGGAAACGATACAATATTTTGATGATGATTTTGTTTTTAAAGTAGTGAGATAAAAAATGCCTTATACTCAAGAGGAATTAAAAAATTCTACTTTTTATCAACAGTTGATTGACAGAGATGAACAAGAATATTTACAAAGAAAAGCCTTGTTATTAGAAAGAGCAGCAGCTTCGGGCTCAGCTGATGATGGATCTCTATTATATAAAGATCGAGAAGGTAACATTTTGCTTTTCGAAGATCCTTATACAGGTAAGTTGTATGAAGATCCGTCTTCGAAAATAATACATAATACAACAGTAAACCAATTAAAAGATAACGAAACAGTTGTTAATAGTATTCTAGATAGAAAACTGAGAGAATTGTAATGGCAAGTAAGCTTGAACGGAGAGATATAGAATTACTGAATGCTCATATTACTAAAAGAGTAGGTCAAAAACCATATGAAGATGGTTTATGGGGAACTCAAGGTAATAGAGATTTTGTTTATTTTGAAATTCTCGATAGCCAAAATAATCTTATTGAATTTAAAAATCTTTCATTGGCAGAATTTTCTGTAAATACAAATAGTAATATAGAATTTTATCCTGGAAAACATATAACAGAATTGGGATTTGATAGTGGTACTTTTAAAGTAAAATATCATTTTTTAAGAAAGTTAGCAGGAGACGATATTAGTGTTTTAGTTAGAACAAAAACAGGATTAGAAGGAGACATTTATAATAACTTATCAAATATCTATATAACAGATGACGGTAAAGTTTATATTGGTACAGAAGAACAATTTAGAGACAATGGCAATACTAATGAACAATTAGCAATTGAAGATTTAAAATATCAAATAGATGAAATTTCTCGATCTCGTAAAGAAGTTAGATTAAAAGCAAAAAATATAAATGGTGATTATATATTAGATTTTGTGGATATACAAACATCAATTAATATAACTAAAATAGATTCTGTTATTGATTTTGTAGGAAATAATAAAAATGATTCTAATGTTTTAACAATATCTCCTAATACGGGAGGTTTTTTATTTACACAAAAAATGGTAGATGGTACAGTAACTATACCAAACACTTTTAAAGTAAATGAAATACAGATAGCAGCAAGAACTGAAACGAATTTTATTAAAAATCCAAGTGGCGAATCATACGATACGGATAGTTTTGGTGACCCGGTAAATTTAAAAAATAAATATGAATGGGATGCTAGTTTGCACGCAGACGCAATTTCAGTAAAAAATTGGTCTTCTGGATTTAATAGTTTTGCATATGGTTCTACTGGAGGAACTGCTGCTGTCGGTTATCATGCTAAGTGGGTAATAGGAGAAGGCATGACGGGTGGAACTGCTATGAAGTTTCCCGATCAGAATGATATGTTTACTGACTTAGATATTTGGCCGAGTAATATACCTCATCGTTGGTTAGGTATAAGTCAACAGATGAATAATTTACAAGGACAAGGAGTTACACACGGTGATATTGTAAATGTGAGTCTTAATGTAAAAAGTACAGTTGCTGGTAAAGGAGCGCAGGTATCTCTTAGATACGCTGATGAAATATTAGATGAAGATGATCCAACTCCGTTAAAGCCAACCGGTTATTTTGATCCAAATAGTCCAGATCCTACAGAAACAATGCCAACTCATCCTCCAACGGGTTATATGGCTAATAGTAGTGGAAATGCAACCGCAATTGAACCACGACCACCAGCTAGATATGTAATGATACTGAGTACATATAATTTAACCTTTGCTGATTTAGCAGTAGGAGATACAACTGCATATTGGGGTGGAGCAGGTGCTTGGATAATAACTCAATCTACAGGAGGATCAAATCCAACGTTTGTATGGAGCCCAAATTTAGGATCTGAAGGGGACATCGATTATACACTGGAAGGTACATTAAGTAATGGTGGAGAATGGGAGTGGGATGGAAGTGCATGGGTAATATATGGTAATACAAATAGTCCAACACCTCCTGTAGGAACAGTAAATCCTTTAGAATGGCCCGATGCAATAAATAGCCACCCATATCAATTAGAAGGTCAAGGTTCTCCTTTATTTAGAAGAGATACCACTCGGGGATTAAATAGTGGGTGGCAAACTGGTACTATGACAGGGGAGAATGGCGTATTAATTAAAGATGATCTAGTCTGGATCACTAAATGGGAATATACAACTGATTATAATAAAGTACGATTATATGCTTTTGATGATTATTTTATAGGCACAAGAGATGTAATATTAGACAATGGCAGTACTTTATATGAAGACATTTTTGCTAACGGTTTTATACAAAGTATTACAAGAGTTCCAGAAGGTGGGACTAATGGTTTAAAAAATAGTTGGTTTTTGATATTTTATAATAATGGAGATATAGATGAAAGTAGTGGTGTAAGTACTATTGAGTCAAATAGATA